GGCGTCGACGGCAAACGCCGCCTTGCCGGCAGTCAGGGCGGTTTCCTTCAGCTTCGCCTCAATGTTTTTGAGGTCTTCCTTCCCCTCGATGGCAAACCCCAATTTTACAAATAGCTGCCCTATGGTCATTTAGGTTCCTTTCGGCTTGTTGAGTTGTTCGATGGTCTCCTGCTGCTCGGCTCGGAACTGCAGAAACGCCAGCACATCCACCGCAAGGTCAACCGGCATTTCTGCCGTGCGCCGCGGGTCGCCGCCGCAGAAGCCGGCTTCGGCGAGGGTGATGGACGCCAGCCGGTATTCGTCCATCGTGCACCTCACTTCGGGGGCGATGGCGTCGCCGCGTCGGGGGTTGACGACGGCGATAGCAGGTCCTCGAAAAAAGGGAGCAAGTTGAGCTTGATCACCTCCAGCGCGACGGGGATCAGATCGCGCCGCGTTCCCTCGGACTCGAAGGTTTCCCGGGTGATTGATTCGTCCGGCCCCTTGGCGTTCAACATGCAGACCTTGGCGCATTCGAAGAACGCGGCCTCGATCTCGCGCGAGCCGAGGAGGGTCAGCACGACATTCCACAGCACATTGACATCGGACCCGGCGATGGCCGCCAGCGCGTTCCGGCGGTCGCCCGCGAGCATGGCGAAGACCACGCCTTCCGACATGCCGTTCAGGCTAACCTTCTTTTGCAGCTCGCCGGCAATGGCGAACTTCAATTCGCTGGCCGCAGCCAGACTGGCGCAGTTGAGCGTCAGCTTGTGGCCGGATTTCAGGGTGGTGGTTTTCTTCATGTTACATATTCGCCGTTGTGGTCTCCACTGCATTGATCGTCCACACATCCGATGTCCCGGTGGTCACGCAAAGGCCAACATGAGTCGGCGTGGTCGTATTAAAGGTCCCCGAGGTCGTAGTGAGGGACGAAACATACTTGCCGGCGGCTAGGAAACCGCCCGCTCCAGTCTGGTCATCGAGCAACGTAAAGTCTCCAATCACCACACCTGATGCGCTATTGGTCTTGACCACCGCGTAGATGTCAACCGTGCACTGGTCCACATTGCCCACACCGACGGGCTTGGTAAATGAAACCTGTGCATTATCACTGGTCGATCCGGTGGTTCCGAAAGCAATGTCGAACGTGGCCGTGGCGGTGCCAGCGCCGGTCTTGGTAATGTTCATGTGCCAGTGAATCATCGTCCCCACCTGAAGCTGACCGGCAGTAAAGGGTCCCACGTCGGAGCCGGTGATGTAGGTCCGGGTCGTTGCGCTTGGTCCCTGCCCGGCAGTGGCGAATCCATTACGGAAACGCTGCACCATGCCGGTCCCGGAATTCGCTGCTGGCGCACTCCCAACGCCAAGGCCAGCCGTACCCCCGATGAGCAATCCGTACCCCGTGGTGATGGCCGCGTTGCTACCTACGATGGGGGCATTGTTGATATAGACCGTGGCACCCTGCGTCACTGTGTTGGTGCCGGAAGTACCCGCATAGGTCGGGGCGTCAAATTCGACCTCACCCTGCGTGGGGATGGTGCCCGATCCCCATGTCCGGGTGGCGGTCAAAACCTGAACACCGGGGAATGCGGTTGAGGCCGTCATGCCGGTGTCCGCCGCTGCGGTGATCTTCAGATAGGGATTCCATACGCTTGTCCGGGCGGTCGGGGTGATGGTAACGGGTGAGGTTGATGCCGATCCGTTGAACGTGGAAGCACCGGCAACCGTCAAGTTGTTGCCCGCATAGATGTTCCCCGCGCCGATGCCGACCGAACCGGCGGCGGTGCCGAGGGTGGAGGCAACCACAAAGGCGCCCGTGACGGCGGTCGTGGAACTCGTGCTATCCTGAATCGCGAGAGAGTGGACGCGCGTGGCAGCTTGAGACCCGGCAATAGCAGTCGGCCCCAAGAAAAGCTCATCCGTCAAGTCCGTGACCGTGCCCACACTCGCGTCCGTGAATGTCGGGATGCCGTGATAGATTACTGCACCCGTAGTTGCGGTGTTGGTTCCGGTGCCGGTGTAGGTCGCGGCGGGGAAGGTCAGGGTGGTGCCCCATGCCCAAGCGCCAGAGGGCAGCGCGCCGTAGGTGTAGGCACCGCCGATGGAACTTTGGCCCGCCGCAATATCCAGTGCGTACGGATTGGTGATCGTCAGCGTCGAGGCGATGGGCGCGCCCGCGATGTAGAGGTTCGACGCCGTAGTGATCGTGCCCGAGGCCGCCGCATAGGTCGGCTGGCCAAGGTAGACCTGTTGGAATGTCACCGGCTCGGAAGTTTGGAGCGTCGTGGTGGCCGCAGGAACGACGATGGCCGATGCTCCGGTTGTCGCTGGATTGGTTGAGAACGTGTAGGTGCCCCCAAAGCTGGAGGGTCCAGTCTCTACATTCAAAGCCACGGGATTGCTCAGGATGGCCTGCGAACCTTGGATCGGCGGCCCGCTGATGTCGACGGTTGCGGCCTTGGTGAACGTCTGTGACGCACCGGCAGAAGCGTAGGTTGGGGCGGCGAAGAGGTATTCCCGCTGCAAGGCAACGGTGCCGGTCGTGGCCCATGTGCGCGTTCCCGTCACGGTCTTGAAACCCGGGCCTTCCGTCGAAGCAGTGATGCTGGTATCCGTTGGAATAGTCAGTTGAAAATACGGTACTACGCCAGAGGACCGAGCTGCCGGAGTCAGCGTCTCAACTCCAGTGTTGGTCAGGTCGCCGTCGAACTGGGCAACGCCGGCCTCCACCCATAGCGCATACGGGTTCGTGATCGTCACGCTGGCACCGGCAATCGGAGCCGCGCTCACCGCGAGCGTCGCGGCCTTCGTGAACGTCGCCGAGGTGGTGGTCTTGTTATAGGTCGGGGCATTGAACAGGAACTCGGTTTGAGCCGCTACCGTTCCGTCAACCCAAGTCCGGGTGCCAGTGGCGAAATTGACGCCCGTCGCGGCGGTGGCGGTTGTGATCGCGGTGTCCGCCGGGGTAGTGACTTGGAAGTAGGGCGTGACCGCGGCAGCCGTCGTTCGTGAGGCCGGCGTGATCGTTTCATTGCCTGTGTTGGTCACGCCTCCATCAAACTTCGCGTTCCCCGCCTGCACCCAGAGGGCGTAGGGATTGGTGATCGTGACGCCGGTCCCGGCAATCGGGGCTGCAGTGATGGCCACGGTTGCCGCCTGGGTAAAGACCGCGCTGGTCGTGGTCTTGTTGTACGTCGGGGCTGCGAACACAGTCTCTCGTTGCACTGCCGTAGTCCCGTCAACCCAAGTCCGGGTCGATCCGACTAAGTTCCTGCCGATGGACTCGACTGTCGTAGCGAGTCCGGTATCTGCCGGAGCATTGAACGTGTAGTAGGAAGCTGAGCCGGTGGTGCGGGCAATCGGATTGAAAACAAACCCGCTGGCCGCGCTGACGTCCTCTGTGTCTACGCTGTTGGCGAAGAACCGGAGCGTTTTGTTCGCCACCGTGCCGACGTAGAGATCATCCGAGACCGTTTCAAGGTAGGCGAGATTCGCCCCGGTCGGATAGGTCCCCGTCGAGTTGCCGGATGAGTTGATCCCCATGTTGACATAGTGCGTGGTCATCGTCCCGTTGTCGGCGGTGGCGACGAAATCGGTCGAGGCGGCGGACCCGGCGTTCAAACCTTGGATCGAAAACTGCGCGTAGAGATTGCCCTGCGTCGCGCTGGGGACGGTAAGCTGTCCGAGGTTGTAGCCCGTCTCGACGTAGCCGGGCACGCCCAAGATCAACTGCGTGTTCGAGATCGCCAATGCTGGTGCGGAGGTGATGTTCGACAGCAGGGAATAGGCATTCAATGTGCTCGGCGTTCCCGAGGTCAGCAGGTATCCGTTTGAGTCGGTCTTGAGGAACGCATAGGCGTTGCTTTGATCGAGAGCCACGGCCACGGAGCCCTGTGGTGTCGGGGCCGTCGCCCACGCGACCAGCGGGAGCGCCAAGAGAAGAGACAGAAGGAGCTTTTTCATGGGAGGAGGAGGTCAGAAGATGGCGCGGATGGCCTGCCCAAAGGTGATGAAGTGCTCGGCGATCGCCTGGCTGACGTCGCCCGACACGTTCTCCTTGATCGCCGGCAGCTTCTTCGGCACGCCGAAGGCCGCGATGTAGTTGTCGCTGGCGATCCCGCCCTGGCCGTCGCCGATGCGCTTGACGAAGTTCCCGGTGTAGGTGACGAAGGACGCCGGGTCGCGCAGCCATTCGGCCTCGCGCTGGGTCAGGTAGATGTCCTCGGGGCTGCCCCGCAGGGGCTTCACCACGACCTCGAACTTCTGCCCCTGGGCATTCAGGGCCGCGACGATGTTGCCGTTCTTGCCGATCTCGACCGCGGCCACGTCATTCGGAAACTCCCCGGTGAAGATGTCGCCGGGGCCAAAGTTGACCATCGGCAGTCCGTCGATGGCGATGGTGTCTTTGCCGGTCAGGACGATGGTGGGCTGGTTCATAAAAGCTCCTGTGGTTGGTTGTCGTTACGAGAGGATCACGGATTGAAGAACACGAGCAGGCTGGCGGTGTTGATCGCACCCGCGAGCTTGACCGCGAGCTGCATGAGCGGCGCGGCCCGGGTCTCGCGCACGGCCTCGGATTGGTCACCGATCGGCTGCGAGTAGATGTAGTAGCCGAGCTGCACGATGTTCCGCAGGAAGCTCTTCAGGTCGCCAAACGTGTCGGTCGATTGCCACGTGCCGGGCGCGATGTAGCCGTTCAACACCGCCTGCTGACAGACGGCGATCACCGCGTTCTTGAGCACGGTCATCCCGGCCTCCGTCTGCGGAATCTTCGTCGAGGTCATGGCCAGCGCGTTGAATATCCCGATCTGGAGGGCGTTCGCGAACCACAGCAGGTTGTACACGTTGTCCATGAAGATGAAATTCGGGCCGCCGTTGGCGATGAACTTGGCCACGCCCTGGATCGAGGCGTAGACGTTGACGCCCAAGGTCTGGCAGGTGGTGAGCACCGCCGGGGTGATCCCGGTGTCGGCCGTCACGCCCTGCAGCGTCTTCACGTTCAGGTTCAGCGTCGTGTTCTGACCTGCGAAGTTCGTGCTCATCTGCGCCGAGAAGACCGCGGCCATTGCCAGCCGGGCCGCGAGGTACGTCCCGCCTTGCGTGTAGAGGAAGAGCACGCCGGACGGCTCGTTGGCAGCCGACACGACGTAGAGCAGGTTGCCGGCCGTCAGGTCGCTCGTGAGGTAGGTCGAGACGCCGATCAGCTTGCCGAGCCCGTTGACTGTCGCGACGGCCGCCTCGATCTCGGCATTGACCGGATTGTAGCCGGCCCAGAGGTAGGCGCCGACGTAGATCAGCGCCTCGACCGCGGTAATCGCCTCCAAGAGGGTGACAATCGAGCCCGTCATGTAGTAGATCACGAGTTGGCCGCCGCCCGCCAGGATGTTCGGGCGCTGGCTGAAGATCGCCACCGCCTGCTTGTAAGCCTCGGATGACGTGCCCCAGTCGACCCCGACCTCGGCGGAGTTCGAGTAGACGCCGATCAGGGCCGTCAGGTTCTCCGGGTGGGCCGGCGTCTCGGTATCGAGGATGCAGATGTTGTTGACGTTCGGAACGAGCAGGCCGGGCTGCGGCGCAGCGATGGAAACCTGGACGATGGTGGAGACGGGGAGGGTGGCTGTGCTCATAGGATTAGGCGTTGATTAGAAGTTCCGGCTTGAAGGGAGGCGTGAGGATCGGCACGGGCTTGGTCTGGCCGAAGCCTTCGAAGACCGCGAATTGCGTCTGGTAGCGGTTGAGGCGCCGGCTGGCCTCGAGGTGCGAAAGATCGACGAAAGGCGTGGGGCGGAAGATGCGCAGGCTGTGGCGCTCGCTCAGGCGCTGCGCGGCGTCCCCCTGCAGGGCGAAGAGGATTTCGTGCCGCCGTCGTCGCGCCTCAGTCGTGACTGAGAAGGCATCCACCGTGTAGGTGGTGGATCGCGCGACGATTTGGTTCTCCACCAAATTTTGTGCCACCGGGTCATACGAGTAGCCCTGACCCTCGCCGTAGTTGTCGTCCGCCAGAATGCCGATCACAAGGAACAGGTCGTTCGTCTGCGGGATGTCCCAGTTCGTGTTGTAGACCAGCACACGGGGCGGCAACTCGGGCAGGCGCAGTTCGCGCCGGAGCAGCGTGGCGAGCAGCGCAATCGTGTCGGGCACGGTCTGGGGTTCAGCCTGCATAGTCGTTTGGCACCTGAAAGTCGGAGACGATTTCGTAGTACATGTAGCCCTTGGCCGCCCAGTCCTTGACGCCCATCACCCGGAACTTCTCGCCGTTGACCGCCACCACGTCCTTGGGCTGGAGTATGAGGTCAGGCAGGGCGTAGATTTTGAGCCACTTCCAGCGCCGCTCTCCCTCGGGCTTGATCGCGAGCTCGCGGACTTTGAGCGGTTGGATCGAGGCAAGGGTGGCGACCGAACGCGCGACCTCCGTGACCTCGAAGGTGCGCGGATCCTGCCGCTTGGTGATGATGGAGAACGTCACGGGCTCGAGGAATCCGAGCAGGGCATCGCCCACCTCGGGCACGGTCGAGACCGCGCCGACGTCGGGCGTGTAGTCCTTGGCGCTCATCACCGGGGCGTTCATCGCTTCTGTGCCTCCTTCACCTCGGACGAGATGGATTTCGCGAGCTGGCCGGAGAGGATCAGGATCGAGCCGGGCCCGACCGGGCCGATGATCTTCGACCGCTTGCGCATGTACGCCGCGCGCCAGTGCGCGTAGCTCTCGCTCCATGCCTGCCAGCGGCCGTAGCCGGCGGAATTGAATGCGCCTTGCACGACGTTTTCGCCCGTCACCCCCAGTTCCTTCAGCGCGACGAACATCCCCTTGCTGTTGATGATCGACTCCCAGACCTTGCGCCCGATCTGCTGCATCCGCTTGGGCAGCTCAGTCATCAGCGGCACGCGCAGGAACGACCGGGGCGGGATGTTGTTCGACGCTGAGCCGTACTCGTGCACGAGGCCCAGTGTCGGGTTGTTGATCCCCTCCTTATTCCAATCCTCGTCTTCGCGGCCGATCTTTCCGCCCGCAGCGAGGATGCCGACCCGCACGTGCGCGTTGCGGTTCTTCTCCAAGTCCGCGTTGAGGGCTTCGAGCGGGGCAAAATTGGCGACGACTATGCTCTTGGAGGGCATCAGGGTTTGGTCGGGCCGAAGCAGGTGATGATGTTCCCCACCATCTTGGGCAGCATCAGTTCGAGGTACTGGCAGCCGTAGCGGGTTTTCGTCAGCAGCCCGAGATACGGGTGCTGGTTGATCCGGTCGGGGATCATGTACTGCGCGGAGATGTCACCCACGGTCTTCGCCTGCATCAGCCACTCGCCCTGCCCGCGGATGCCCTGCGCCGAGGCCAAGAGGTTCGAGCAGAGGTAGTGGGCGGCCAAGAGGCAGAAGCAGTAGGTGTAGGTCGGCTGGTCGCCGAAGAGCGCGATGTTGAAGTTCGCCGCGGCTGCCAGCAACGCCGCCGTGATGTCGGAGTCCATCACCTTGCTCGGGTTGGTCCCGGGCGTCGGGCTTGCGTCGGTCCCCTCCACGGGCGCAAAAGGAAAATCACGACCGAACTGAATTTTGAAGTCCGCAACCGATGGCTGGGTGAGAGGCATGGTTCAGCCGAGCGGACCCGGCGGCAACTTGTGCGCCGGGCCGGGCGAGGCCGGGATTTTCTTGGTGAGCCGCTGGAGTTCCTGCTCAAGGTCGACAATCCGGCGGTCGGCCGCCTGCAGCTTGGCATTGGCCACCTGCAGATCTCGCCGGGTGGATTCCCCGGAGGATTCGGCATCGTTCGCCGTGATGATCTTGTCGGGGAACATCGAGAGCCAGACCTTGGCCGTCGATTCGGGGACGGTGGCGAACGAGCCGCCGTTGATGCGGTGGGGGCCGTGCGTGTACGCGCCGCTGCCGCGGTTGTAGAGCCGGACCATCGGCTCGGTCTTCGTCTTTTCGTTGGTGGTGCTCATAAGGAAATGCGCCGGTTACGTGCTCCGGCGCCGGCCGGGAGGGTGATCCCGGTCGGCCGTGAGCTGTTGAGTTTCCGCAATCGTTCAGCCTGCCGAGACCGCGTGGGTGAACTTGGTCGCCTCCAGCGGGCGGTAGTAGCCGACGCCGGTCAACTGGCCGAAGGCCACGTCCTCGAACTGGAAGTTGTTCACCGTCCCCGGCTGGGTCGTGATCGGCCACACCGGGATGTCCATGCGGACGGAAGTCGGGTCCTTCCGGTACAGCATGTACATGTTGTAGGCGATCCCGCGCAGGGCCGTGGCCACCGCGATGTCGCAGTAGGCATTCGGGATGATCTTGAAGTTCGGATTCCGGGTCGTCTGTTTGAACAGATTCGTCAGGTACTCGATCCGCGGGACCGGGAAGGTGCCGACCGTGCCGGGGGTCAGCGTGCCCAAGCCGAGGAAGTCCTGCATCGGGATCAGGAACGTGTCCGGCATGACCGTCGAATTGGTGTTCTTGAAGTACACGCCGATCACCGTCGCCACGAACGTCGCCAGGGTCGCGGCGTCCATCAGCTTGATGAAGGTCGTGATCGTGGTCGCCGCGTCGGTCGTGCCGACATTGCCGGTCAGGAAGCCCGGCAGGCCGGTGTCGACCTTCGAGCCCAAGAGCGCGAGCAGTTGGATGCCGAGCTGCCAGTCCTTGGCCCGCGCCTGATGCTTCGCCAAGATGATGTCCCAGTTGTTCGCCTGAAGTGCCTTCTCGATGTCGACAATCGAGTAGTCGATTGCCTTCGCCCAAATGTATGTGTTCAGGCTGACCGAGTCGACCGAGGTTTCGCTGCGGGCGAGCCGCGACTGGCTGGCGCCAGTCCGGATCAGGCCGGCCTCGAAGTCCCCGGAGTTCGAGAAGCTCCGCCACGTCAGGATGTCGTCTGAGAATGCCCCGTCGCCCACGGCGATGGGGACAATCTCCTCGACGTCGAACTCGTAGAACTTCTGCTCCGTGACCTGCTTCTTGATGTAGGTCAAGGTGTCGATGGCGCGGTAGTAACCCGCGCCGTTTTCGGGGCTGTCCCCGGTCGCGTTGAAGCGATCCCACGCGCCGTTCTCCATCCGGCCGCCGCGGAAGATGCTGAGGCCTCGCGTGTCCTTGATGGGCTCCGGCACAAGCTCGGGCTGCCCCAATTTGTCGTTCAGGCGTCCGGTGTCCCGGTAGATGACTGTCTTTAGTCCGCTCATTGATTTTTCTCCTTGATAGGGTTGAGTGGTTGGGTCTCCGGGTCAGTAGGCGAGGGCCGGATCTGACGGCCGGATTTCCACGCGGAAGAGTTCCGCAGCGCCAGCCGCTTGGTCGAGCGCGAGACCGAGTTCGTAGTCGGTGCCGTTCGCAACCGTGGTCACGAGTGGATCAGCGGTGGAAGTCGCCTTCGCAGATTCCACGTGATCGCCCCGGCGGACTGCCGCACCGGCTTCGAGATAGACGACCGTGCCAGCGCAGCCGACCTCGCACATGTCACCGGCAGCGTAGAGGTTCTTGCGCGGGTTGTAGAGGATGACGCCGTAGTAGGGGGCATCGGTCGCGCCGTCAGCGCCGTCCACGATGATTTGCCCCTTCCCGGCTTGAGGAACGAGCTTGACCGGACTTCCAGCGGACAGATAGCCGATGCTGCTGGAAATGTAGATCATGCACGATTTGACGTTGACTTGGAACGCCATGTCGACCTGGCCGAGCACGGGTGCCATGTACGTCTGATTCTGATTCTGAGTGAGATAGGCCATTTGGTTTCTCCTGTTGGGTGTTTTTCGAGAGTGGGTCGTCAGTTCTTCTTCGTGTCGTCGACGACCTTGAGCGAGCAGAGGCGGCGCCCGCGCTCGACCTTCTCGTCCATCGAGTTGAAGGACGGGGTGCCGCTGGTCGTCACCGGCGGGTTGTTGCGGGCGGCCCCGAGGATGCGGAAGGACTCGGTGTTGCGCTGGCGCTCGTTGTTGCGGCGCGTCTCTTCGTCCTTCGCGTCGGCCCGTTTCTTGGCCTCGGCGTCATCCGCGCGTTTCTTCTCCTCGTCATCGTGCCGCTTCTTTTCCTCGTCGTCATGGCGCTTTTTGTCCGCCGCCTCATTCTCCTTTTTCTCCCGCTCCTTCTTCTCATCGGGCGTCTCGTGACAGCGATTGGCCTCAAACAGCGTGTTCGCGCGATAGCCGGCGACGATGTCGGAGAACTTGATCGGCTTGCCGTCGACCTCGATCTGCGTGTCGGCGGTGACGGACCCGGCGTTCTCGCGGGTCTTGTAGCTTTCGACGAGGTCGTTC